CCTTGGACGCGCGGCCGCAAAAGTCAGAGGGGGGGTAGGTCATGGCCAGGACGGGCAGACCGGCGGTTCCTACGCAGTTGAAGATCCTCAGAGGCAACCCGGGTAAGCGGAAGATTAAGGCGGACGAGCCGGCCCCGCCGGAGTCTGGAATCCAAATGCCTGAGTACCTCGGTTCCATTGCGAGGGCGAGGTGGGAGGCGATGCTGCCGCTGCTCCAGGCCGTGCGAGTCATGACCCGGGCGGACGTAGAGGCACTAGCTAGGTATTGCGACACCTACGAATGGTGGCTTGCCACCCGTGCCAAACTCCGCAAGGAAGGCGACACCTACCCGATTCTCAACGACGCCGGCGAGATCAAGTACATCGCCCAGCGGCCAGAGGTTGCGATAGCACACAAGTTAGCGTCACAGCTGCACGCCTTAGAGGCTGACTTTGGCCTGACCCCATCGTCGAGGACGAAACTTGCCACGAAGGTCGAAGTCCAAAAGGACGAGCTCGAAGCGTTCTTCACAGCCCACGGGTAAGGGCCTCGACCAGGCCAAGGTGCAGCGGGTCTTCTCGTTCTTTGAGACCGTGCTGAAGCACAGTAAGGGCGGCCAGGCCGGGCAGCCGTTCCTGCTGTTGCCGTGGCAGAAGCACGTGCTGGGCGAGGTGTTCGGCCGGCTCAAGCCGGACGGCACCCGGCAGCACCGCATGGCCTACATCGAGATCCCGAAGAAGAACGGCAAGTCAACGCTGCTGGCCGGGATCGCCCTCTACATGCTGGTGGCGGACGGCGAGGCCGGGGCCGAGGTCTACGGTGCGGCGAGCGACCGAGAGCAGGCCGGCATCATCTACCGCGAGGCGGCTTCGATGGTCCGCTCGTCGCCGGCACTGAGCAAGGTGCTCGAGGTGGTGGACAGCCGAAAGAGCATCATTCACCGGGCGAGCAACTCGTTCTACCGGGTGCTCTCGGCCGATGCGTTCCGGGCCGAGGGCCTCAACATCTCGTGCCTGCTCTTCGACGAGCTGCACGCCCAGCGTGGCGACCGGCGACTGTGGGATGCCCTGCGGTACGGCGGCGCGGCCCGGCGGCAGCCGTTGGTCCTGAGCATCACCACGGCCGGCGAGTTCAACAAGACGCACCTGTGGTGGGAGCAGCACGACTACGCCGAGCGGTGCCTAGCCGACAAGACGTTCGACCCGTCGTTCTTCGGGTGCATCTACGCTGCCGACCGGGAAGACGATTGGAAGAGCCCGAAGGTCTGGCACAAGGCCAACCCCAGTTTGGGCGAGACGATCAGCGAGGAGTCGTTCGCGGCCGACTGCCGGGAGGCGGCCAACTCGGCCACCAAGCTGTCGAGCTTCCTGCGGTATCGGCTCAACGTGCCGACCACCACCGACGTGCGATGGGTGCGGCCTGACCAGATCGAGGCGTGCATGGCCGGGCCGCCCGAGCCGCTCGAGGGCCGGGACTTCTGGGCCGGGCTGGACTTGGCCAGCACATTCGACACGACGGCCTTCGTGGCGTGGTTCCCGTCAGAGGACGGCTGCGTGGACGTGTACGCCCATGCGTGGATCCCGGGCGAGAACGCCGACAAGCGAGAGCGTGAGGACCGGGTTCCCTACTCGCAGTGGCAGCGGGACGGGTGGCTGACGATCACGGACGGCCGGAGCACGGACTACGGCGTCATCAAGCGTGACATCATGGCGTTCTGCGAGAAGCACCGCTGCCGGGGGCTGGGCATCGACCGATGGAACGCCACCATGCTGGCTCAGGAGCTCGCAGGCGAAGGCTTGCCGGTGGTGATGTTTGGGCAGGGCTTTGCGTCCATGAGCAGCCCGACCAAGGCCCTTGAGGCCCGCATCGTGGACGGCAAACTCCGATTGGCTGGCAATCGTTTGCTAGGGTGGCAGTTAGGTAACGCCGCCGTGCAGATGGACCCGGCCGGTAATGTGAAGTTGTCCAAGGCCAAGAGCACGGAGCGGATTGACTCGGCGGTGGCCCTTGCGATGGCGTGCGGCATCCACATGGGCGAGCAGCAGAAGCCGGCCGAAATGCCCGAGATCATCTTCTGGTGATGAATGAGCACTGACACGGCAACGCCCGAGATCAAGTGGCTTGAGACGCGGCTGAGCCGCTGGGATGACTTGGTGGCCATCGCCAGCCACGGCGGCGAGCGGGTGACGCCCGAGCTGGCCATGAAGACCGGGGCGTGGATGGCCTGTGCCCGGATCGTGGCCGAGACCGTCGCCAGCCTGCCGTTGCACCTGTACCGCCGGGTCAATGACGACCAGGTGGAGCGGGCCACAGGGAACCCGCTGTATCGGGTGCTGAGCAAGCGGCCCAACCCATGGCAGACCCGGTACGAGTGGATTGAGCAGCTGTGTCTGCACCTGGGCTTCTACGGCAACGCCTACCAACTCAAGGTCCGTGGTGCCCGTGGGTTCCTCGAGGAGCTGCACCCGCTACACGCCGGGTTCATGCAGGCCGAGAAAGAGAGCAACGGCCGGATCACGTACCTGTACCGTGACCCGTCGAGCGGCCGGCAGACGATCTACCGTGACGACCAGATCATGCACGTGCGGTGGCTGTCGTTCGACGGCGTCCACGGCGAGGTGCCCACGGACATCGGCAAGGACGCCATCAGCCTCGCCCGGTCGCTCGAGCAGTACGCAGCGACGTTCTACAAGAACAACGCTCAGCCGGGCGTAATCCTGCACACCGATCAGGCCCTGCCCCGTGAGGTCCGCGAGCAGCTGCGTGACCAGTGGAACAGCCGGCACCGTGGGCCTGGCCGAGCCGGTGAGACGGCGATCCTGAGCAACGGATTGAAGGCCGACACCATCTCGGCGACCAACCAAGAGAGCCAACTGGCCGAGCTGTGGATGCAGGCCCTGCTGGCCGTGTGCCGTGTCTGGCGGATGCCTCCGCACATGGTGCAGGAGTTGGGCCGGGCCACGTGGGGCAACCTCGCCAGCGAGATGGTGAGCTTCGAGAAGTTCACCATCCAGCCCTGGCTGCGTCGCATCGAGGGTGCGATTGAGCGTGACCTGCTCGCGGATGAGGACGACCTGTACGCTGAGTTCTTGGTCGAAGGCCTGCTGCGGAGCGACATCACGACTCGCTATCAGGCGTATGAGGTAGGCATCCGCAACGGGTGGATCACGCCCGAGGAAGTCCGCCGCAAGGAAAACATGGGGCCGATGCCCGAGCAGCCCAAGCCCGAGCCGGTCGCTGAGCCGGCCCCGGTACCGCCGGCCGCCTCGCCTGTGGACGATACGCCTGACGACTCGCCGGAGGAGCAGGTCAATGGCTGACCTCACTCCCACCGAGGCCATGGCCAACGCTGCCAAGCGTGGCCTGCGTCTGCACGAGGAAGGCAAGAGCGGCGACGGCCTCAAGCCTGAGACCGTACGCCGGGCCAACATCATCGCCGAGCGGCAGGAGCTCAGCGAGGATCACGTGCGCGAGATGCGTGCGTGGTTTGCCAGACACGAGTCGGACAAGCGGCCAGGCTGGGACGATCCTGGTGCTGAGACTCCAGGTTTCACAGCGTGGCTGTTGTGGTCTGGAGACGCTGGGCAAGCATGGTCAGAACGCAAGGTGGCAGAACTGGACCGAGAGCAAGACAGGAGCAGTGTCATGGACGCCATCATCGAACGCCGCGACGTCGCATTTGAGACCGACGACGAGATCGTGGTCGAGGAGCGGGCCGACGGCCGGGCCGTCATCAAGGGCTACGCCGTGGTCTACAACCGCCTGAGCGTCGACCTGGGCGGCTTCCGTGAGCGGATTCTGCCGGGTGCCTTCGACGCGGTGCTAAACCGCCAGCGTGGCCGCAGCGACCTGGTGAGCTACTACAACCACAATCCCGACATCCTGCTGGGCCGGGAGTCCTCTGGCACGCTCAAGGTGTGGAGCGACGAGAAGGGCGTGGGCTTCGAGGTGACGCCGCCGGCCAGCCGGGCCGACATCATGGAACTGGTCCAGCGGCGGGACGTGAAGGGTGCCTCGTTCACGTTCAGCGTGGACAAGGGCGGCGAGGGCTTCACCACGGACGAGAACGGCCGGGCCATCCGCGAGATCCGGGCCGCGACCATCTACGAACTGGGTCCGGTCGTGCAGCCGGCCTACCCGAGCACCACGGCACAAGTGGCCATGCGTTCGTTCCAGGCTTGGCTTGCGGGCCAAGGTACACCTGAGTCGACGCCACCCGTTGTCGGCCCCGACATCGCGGGAGCGTCCATGCGGCTTCGTGCCGCTCGTCTCAGGAGTTTCATGCGTGGCAACACGTCCCGGTGATCCCTGCCCCAAATGTGGGAAGGGACGCATCCGCACACGGTCGAGCCACCCGCTGAGCGAAGACCGGCAGGTGCGGTATCTCGAGTGCCAAGCCTGCGACTACAAGGCCAAGGCCATCGTGCCGGCTGACCACATCTGGCGGCGGTCTTTTGTACCGTACAAACAAGCCTGACGGTCTCGGGC